ACCGCATTCGGATCGTCGGCTGTGACTCGCGTGTCCGGCTTGATTGACAACTCAGTGACCTTGTCGGTTCACAACGACTACAACGCCATTGACGGATTGTTCTTCCCACTCGTCGGCTCAACCGCAGTCACGATGATTGTGAAGCCAAACGGAACTGCTGCTGCTTCGTCGGCCAACCCTTCGTACACGTTCTCGGTTCTCGTAACCGAGTGGACACCCGTGAACGGTGCAGTTGGCGAACTTGCCACCGCAGACGTCACGTTCCCAATCTCGGGCGCAATCACCAAGAGCGTCGGCGCCTAGTTCTAATCACTTCACCCTGCGGAGGTAATACATGAAGATTGCACTCATTGTCCGAACGACAACGGAGTCACGCAAAGCATTGTGTGAGTTTGCCGACTTCGTCAAATACGAAGAAGTCCACAACGTCTCAATGGCAAACATTGAAACAAACTTGAAGACCCGCGACCTCGCATGGTTCGCATGGCATTCAGAGAAGCGTCGCAAGGTCACGACACTGAACTTTGATGATTGGTGCGGCACCATTGAAGGCATCGACATTGACACGGGTGAGGAACCGATAGTCCCTTTGGGGAGCAGTCAGCCCACTGGTTGATCGCCTACCTGGCGGTTGAGACGGGCATCGCCCCGTCGGTGTTGCTGACAGAGTCACCGAGAATGCTTTACACGATGAGCGCATACTTGCGTTGGAAGCATGTGAAGCAGAATCCGAACACGACCTACAATCGTTGACATGGCTTTGTCATCATCATCAAGTGGTAAAGTCACCATCGGTCGTGGTGCTGAGGTTGCATTCATTGCACCAGGTCTCCTTCAGTTCTTGAAGGAAGCATCACAAGCGTCGGATCGGTTCAATGGCGAGATGCGCAAAGCAGCTCAACAAGTTGCTCAGATTGTTGTTGACCGGGCGAAGGTGAACGCCAATCAGCAACCACCGCACGGCAAACCCAGAGAAGGTTCCTCTGGTCATTCTCAGGCCAGCCAAGTTGTTAGAGGGTTACGTGCTCGAAGCGACCGTATTCCGACCATCAAGCTTGACAGCAACAAGTTGTACACATCAAAGTCTCGGTCAAACAAAGGTCGTGGACTGGGTCAGTTGGGGCCAGCCAGGTTCGGTGCTGGAGTATCGTCACCGTATCGGGGCTTTGACCGTAAGGTCACCTATGGCGACGTGTTCTTTGGTGCTGAGTTCGGTGGTCGTAGACGCAAGACCACTCAACAGTTCCTGCGCCATCGTGGCCGTCAGGGCTACTTCTTTTGGCAGGCCGTGCGAGACAGCAAGGGCACCATCGCCACCGAGTATTTGGCAGCCATTGACACGGTTCTCAAGAAGCTTGCTCCTGGGGCTGACTGACGCTACGCTGACATCCGAGGAGCCCGCCATGTTTCCTGAAATCCAGTTAGACAACGTCCGTGCTGTTCGCTTTGACTTCGTCAAGGCAGTCGTCCCGAAGCCACTCGCAGAGTCGTGGGCGCATCTTTCAGCACAGTTGCTTGTCAGCAAAGAGACACGCAAGAAAGACCGTCGCGCACTTTGGTCGCCAGTCATCTACGCACCCGGCACCACCCGAGCCAACCGCAACGTCGACGCCGTGACATGTCTGGTGGTTGACATGGACGGTGAAGCCTTCGACCATGCACGTCTGGATGGCTTGGAATACATGGCATACACCACTTGGTCGCATCGCCCAGGTGATGAGCATTGGCACTTGGTGCTGCCACTCAAAGACCCTGTGCCAGCAGATCGTTGGGCTGAGGTGTGGACTTCGTTGCATGAACGCATCAACGTCGTTGGCGACCCTGCGACCAAAGACCCGGCACGAATCTTCTACCTGCCACAACATCCGCAAGGCTCAACACCGAGTCGTCGTATCGGCCACGGTGCGTTGCTTGATGCCGGGTTGGGTGAGGTGTTCATTGCACCTCGGTTGCGTGTTGCTCGGATGCCGAAGGCTGCACAGAACTCGAAGCGTCACTATGCGTTGACCGAGGAGTGGTGGACTGAACCTGCCGACTTGTCGCGGTTTGTTGGGTTGACCCAAGACCAGGTTCATAGTCGTCTGCGTGCCGAGTGGCGGGAACTCACAAAAGACATGGTTCGCTAACAAGTAGAATCGGCAGTCATGGCCGTTACACGTGACTTCCTAGTCAAGCTCTTTGCCGACCCGAAGCAAGTCATCTCGGCGTTCAAAAAGGTTGCAGGCGAAGCCAACGATACGTTCGGCAAACAAGGACTCGGCGGCAAGCTCACAAGTCTGCTGCCTTCATTCAAGACGGTTGGGATTGCAGGCACAGCAGCATTCGGTGCTGTCACCGCTGCAGCAGGGTTCGCTATCAAGGCCGCTGCTGAGGATGCCGAGTCGCAAGCCCGTCTTGCTCAGGCGTTGAAGAACACGTTTGGTGAGTCTGAGGCTTTGGTTACTGAGACTGAGAAACTCATCACTCAGTTCTCGCAGAGTGCTGCGGTTGCCGATGATCAGTTGCGTCCAGCCTTGGGCACACTCATCACCGCGACGGGTGACTTTGCAGAGTCGCAGAAGTTGTTGTCCTTGGCGTTGGACATCTCTGCCGGTACGGGCCGTGACTTGGAATCGGTGACGATTGCATTGGCTCGTGCCAGCCAGGGCACGTTCACACAGTTGACCAGGCTGGGCGTGCCACTCGATGCTGGTGCAGTCAAGACAAAGAACTTTGCTGCAGTCACCAAACAACTCGGTGAAGCATTTGAAGGGCAAGCAGAAGCGAAAGCCGATTCGGCTGCCGGTAAGTTCCGTGCGTTCGGTATTGCCGTTGACGAACTGAAAGAACAGTTCGGCACATTGCTGTTGCCGACCGTCATCCGATTCACAGAGTTCTTGACAGACAGACTTGTTCCAGCAATCTCATTGGCAGTTGACCAGTTCCAAAGCTCTGGCGTGAGGGCAGGATTCGCCTACTTCGTTGCCGCATTCGGTGACACAGGCAAAGCAGTCATTGACATTACTCGCCGAGTCGCATTGTCAATCGTTGAACTAGGAGGTCATGCACAAAAAGTTGCAGGCTTCATAGCCCTTTCGTTGGCACCAATCATCGGCCCAATCAACGCTTTCAGATTGTTCAACAAAGTCTCCGAAAGTTCTGCTGCGGCTGCGAGTGAAGTGAACCGTGCGTTTGACGGGTTCGCTGCCTCGGTTGACTACGCCCGCAACAAGCTCGACATCATCGGGCGAGGACCGTTGGACACCGTTGAACGCAAGTTGGCTGCCGTCACCACCAACGCCAAAGGTTCTAGGACTTCACTCGACGACTTAGGTGACGAGGCTGGCAAGACCGGTAACAAGGTCAAAGATGCTGGCGACAAAATCAAGACCGTTGAGCAACGCCTCTCCGAGTTCACCAGCGCATCAAAGAAAGCGAAGTCCGCTTCGGATGCGTTCGGTCGAAGCCAGAAGAACGTAGAGAAGGCTTCGCTGTCCGTTGACGACGCCACCCGGGCGGTTGCCAAAGCCCAGCAAGAACTCTTGGCAGCACAGTCAGCGGGAAGCCCAGCCGAGATTGAGGCTGCTCAACGCAAGGTGGCCGCTGCCGAACGTGGCTTGGCCCGATCCAAGTTCGGAGTTGAAGAGTCAATCATCGCAGTCAAGGATGCTGAGAAGGCACTTGCCGCTCTTCGTGCCAACCCAGAAGCATCGGCAGAGGAAATACGCAAAGCAGAAATTGATTTGGCTGAAGCACAGTTTGATGTCGCTGACGCTCAAGACAGTTTGATTGACCAGACCACAGACTTAGAAGAAGCCCGTCGCCTTCTACGCATTGAGACCGTCGGCCTCCGTGAAGGTGACGAAGAACTGGTGCCATTCCAAGATGCGGTCACGACAGCACAGATTGCTGGCAAGGAAGCAGCCGATGAACTGACCCAAGCAATCGCAGATCAGGCAGAAGAGTTGAAGGAATACACAATCGCGTTGGCTGAACTTGCCAAGGTGCAGGCGTTGTTCCCAAAAATCTCGGCTGCCAACCCAGTCACCGGCTTGGTGCCTGTCGTGCCTGCTGCCAGTTCGCAAGGCAACGGCGGCGGTGGCTACGGGGACGAGTTACGCAATGTCAACATCACCGTGGACACAGCCATCGTGAATCGGTTGCAGGTTGCGCAGGAGATTCAGGACTATCTTGACATCTTGGCGCGTTCTAAAGGTCTTTACGCGGTCTAACCGATGGCGAAAACAGCGTTATGGGGTCAGACCTACAAGATTCTGTTGGACACTGGACTTCTCCAGGATGCGTTCACACTTGATACCTCGACGCTGAACGGCACCGATGTGCTTGATGGGAGCACAGATTTTGCTGACGTCACCGAATACGTGCTCAGCGTAGGCATCCAGCGTGGTCGTGCAAACCAGTTGAACTCTATGAACGTCGGACAGGCAACTATCGTCCTGGATGACAAAGCCTCAGGTCGTTCGTTTGACCCAGCCAATACCGCATCCCCATACTTCTTGGGAACTTCTGGTATCGCTCCACGACACTTCGTGCAAATCTATGGTGGCACCGCAGGACAAGAACCGTTGTTCATTGGCCGTGTCAACGACCTTGACATCGACTACCAGCAGCCAGACAACTCGTTCGCCCTCGTCACTTGCGTTGATGACTTATCATCGTTGGCTCGCACCAACCTGACTGGATTCAACCCGTCAGCACAGCTCTCGTCGGCACGCATCAACACCATCCTTGACCGCCCCGAGGTGGCGTTCAGTACCGCAAACCGTGACATCCAAACAGGTGTCACCACACTCGGCACCGTCGCCTATGACGCCAACACCAACGTCAAGTCGGCAATTGACGCAGTTGTGTTGGCTGAGGATGGGCGGTTCTTTGTGAACCGTGGTGGCACGGCAGTCTTTCAGCCACGTGTATCGTTCACGTTCGGTACCGCCAACATCCAGTTCAGTGACACGGTCGGCCCCGAGATTGCGTATCAGCAACTGTCGGTTGGCTATGGGGCTGAGACGCTCTACAACAGTGTCCAGGTTGGGGTGCAAGGGTTCGCAGTATCCACAGCCGTTGACTCAACATCAACGACCCAGTTTGGTATCAGCAACCTCAGTTTGAATGATGTGCCGTTGAATGGTCAGGCTGCCGGGGATTCGTTGGCTGCGAACCTGCTCGCCAAATACAAAGACCCCGTGTTCCGATTCAACGAGATTGGGGTAACGCTGAACGGGTTGAGTTTGGCTGATGCCCAAGCCGTGTCCACTCTCGACATCGGTGACCTGGTTGCGATCACTAAGACTTATCAGACTGGGTCTCCTGCGACGGTTACGAAAACTATGTTCGTAGAGAGCTTGTCTCATGAGATTACGCCAGGGTTCCATCGGGTTCGTCTCGGCCTCGGTCAAGCCCAACTGTTGACCCAGTTCATTCTGGATACGAGTGAACTTGACGACGTCGACGTTGGGCTAGGATAATCCCCGTATGACGACACCATTCCCATTCACGCAGGGTCAAGTCCTCACCGCTGCGCAGATGAACGCAATCACGACATTGCCCATCAATGACCAGACCGCTTCCTACACGGCGGTCGTTGGCGATGTCGGCAAACGCATCGTGATGAACGTCGCCTCGGCGAACACCGTCACCATCAACAACTCCATTTTTGGAGTCGGTGACACCATCTTCATCGCCAACAAAGGCGCAGGCGCAACCACCGTCACCGCAGGTGCAGGCGTCACCATCAACACAGCAGGCTCCCTAGTGATCGCGCAACATGGAGGCGGCACACTCGTAGCAACGTCGGCGTCGGTCTTCACTTTTTTTCCTAGCGGTGGCATAGGTTACGGAACCGCCACAGGCGGCACGTCGAGCAGTATCACAGTCGGCGGCAAGAACTACACACTTCTTACTTTTACTTCGTCTTCGACTTTGACAGTTACAAAGGGCGGACTATTTGACATCATGCTCGTCGCAGGTGGCGGAGCAGGCGGCAGCGATACCGTGAACACAGGCGGCGGCGGCGGCGGCGGGGCGGGTGGACTTATCACAGGCACCGTGTATTTGACCGCAAACGCTACGGTCACAGTTGGCGCAGGCGGATCTGCCAACCCCGCATTGGCTGGCTCGTCAGTTGTCGGTTCACAGACAAACGGAATGAGTGTTGCAGGTGGCGGTCAGGGCGGCGGATACGGCCCGTCACCATTAGAGCGTTCTGCGGCAGGTCGTGGCGGTTCAGGCGGCGGCGGCCTTACCTCAAATGTTGGCGGTGGTGCGACGTCGATGGCTCCAGGCGTGACAGGCAACAACGGCGCATCGGCAGGCGGTGGCGGTTCATCCGCAAACGCATCAGGTAACACAGGCGGCGCAGGAACAGACGTTTCGACCTTTATCGGCGGCGGTGCACTAACTAAAGCAGTAGGCGGAAACGGATTAGGAAGCGCCACCGCAGGCGGCGCAAACACAGGCACCGGCGGCAACGGTGCAAACGCTGGCTCAGGCTCAGGCGGTGCCGGCGGTTCAGGAATCATTTACGTCAGATTCGAGGTCTAATCATGGCACATTTTGCACAAGTAGCAGACGGCAAAGTTCAGCAAGTCATCGTCGTAAGTAACGAAGACGCACCTGATGAAGCCACCGGCAAAGCGTTCATCGCATCCATCGGCCTCGCAGGTGACTGGGTACAAACGTCTTACAACAACAACCCCGTCGAGGGCGCGTCTCGTGGCAAGTATGCAGGCATAGGCGACCTATGGAACGGCACCGAGTTCGTAACACCAGCAGTCGAGAGTGCGCCCGAATAACAGCCTTCGTTGGCTGATACTCGCACCGGCAGTCTTCTTCGCCTTCTGGCCGACTACCGCACAAGCAGACCCGCAACCAGGGCTTGCCACCACCTACTACACCATCGACGAGATACCACCGCTACGTTCCACCAGCGAGTATCCGATCTGCGGAACCGAGACAGAGAACAACATCAACCGCAGTTACGACGGCGAACCGTACGAGAGCTGCACAGGCGACTTGTTCATGGTTCACATGACTGGCTACATCAACATCCCTGAACACACGACGATTGAGTTCATGTTGGCCACA